TGTCATCCTTTCCTTTCTGTCACCCGGAAAGCCCGGGTGTCTGTCTGTTTGTAAAACTGCGCGGGGATCATGCCAAATGTCCGCTCATACAGCGCCTTGTCAAAGGTCTTTCGTCTGGTGCTCTTCCATGTGATGGTCGTGCCCCCGTATACGCCCTTCTCGCTGCTGCCCATATATGCGCGGATGCAGTTGGTGTGCATCTCCTGCATCTCCTGCAGCTCCTTGATCTGCCGGGCCAGCGCGCTGTAGGCCTCCACATGGTCTCCCACAGCGGCCAGGTCTGTCACCGTCCCGGGGTCGCTCTCCCGGTAGATGGTCTTGACGGCCTCTGTGGTGCTCTCCGTGCCGTCTACGGCCGGGGGCGTATCCGCTTCCACCAGGCCCCAAAAGTCCCGCTCCGCATGCGACAGTGCGCTGATCTCTTCGTCGCTTCTCTCAATGGTGAAGTGGAAGAAGCCCGCGCCGTAGGCCAACGCTCCCAGATACCAGCACTCCGCACCGGTCACCATCAGGTAGTGCACACACTGGCAGTACCAGTGATCCGGGATCTTTCCCTCCCGCAGCATCTGCGTGGTCTCATAGGAGCTGGTGGTCTTGCACTCCAGCCCCGCCTTCTCTCCCACCACCATCCGATCCGGGTTGGCGTGGGCAAAGGGGTATGCGTCGTTATAGAGAATGTGGTTCTCCCGCCGCACTCTTTTTCCAGTGGCTTCCATCCACCGCTCTGCCACATACTGCTCGAAGTCGTTTCCCAGCCGCACGGATTCCTTGTCGCTGATGTCCTCCGGCACGATCCGGCCGGTCTTTTCGCACCACAGCGCATAGGCGCTCTTGTACGCGTTCAGCCCAAGCACACAGGCCGCGTCGCTGCCGCCGATGCTCTTGTTTCTGATCTCCAACCACTGCTCCCGGCTCATGTCCGCCGTGGGAATTCTCTTAGTCATCGCATCCCGTCTCCTCGATATACTCCTCATTGTTGCTGACGCACTCGCCGCAGAGCCAAACCCCCTTGTAATGCAATGCACAATCCTCCTGAATCGGTTCCCCGCAGCAGTCGCACACGGGGCGACGGTCGGTCTGCCTGTCCTGCTCTTCGGCGTAGCACTCCGCGTCCCATACCGGGTCATATGTCCACATCGGATGCATCCTCCTTTTCCGGCTCCAGCTTCCAAATATCCCGGGTGACCTTGGAAACCTGGGGGATATCCCCCGCATACAGGGCGTTCAGGAGATAGTCCTCAGGGGATCCGCACAAAACAAAGCGTGGCTCTGTGATGACCTTGTACCCGGAATATACGGTTGTCTTATTGCTGCCGCTAACCAGATCGCCCACCTCGGCCATATTGCGCTTCGACCGCATAGCTACCCGGACGCCGCACCTTTCGGCCACGATGGCGTAGTAATGTCTTTGCATCTTCATTCCTCCTAAATTCTCACTTGCCGGGTCTGTCCAGCTTGTCCACCAACTTCACGAACAGCCACGCCACCGTTGCCGCGCCGATGATGGCCAGCGTCAATGTGTAAGTATCCATCATGTCCTCCTTTGTCCTCTCACCAGGGCCGCCAGCTCTGCATCCGAGAACCGCAGCACATTGTCCAGTTTGTAAAGATCCTCCGCCGTCCAGCCGCCGGAGCGCAGCTAGCTGCACATGCCGCCCTCGCTGATTCCGGCCTTGCGGCTGAGCTCCACTTGCGTGGGGATGTCCCGCAGCATCCGCTTGCACTGTATGGCCGTCCGGCGCTGCTTGTCCCGCTCCGCCCGGGGATCGGGCGTTAAGTTTACCTTCGGCATTTTCTCCTCCTTGCCATCCCCCTGCGGATGTGGTATACTGTCCGCAGATGGATTTTTTGATATGGGTTCCATCTCCGCCTCGTCAGGTTGCCGCCTGGTGGGGCATTTTTCGTTATTATGCATAAAAGTGTTTGTATGCCCGCCCCCCATGTGCTATAATAGGAACACATGTACGAAAGGAGGTGGACGAATGGCCAAGAACAATACAAAGCAAACCAGCAAAGCCGTAGCATCAAAGGCTTCCAAAATTTTGAGCGACGGCAGATACAGCGCAACTTCCAAGAGCGTT